CACAATGATCGGAGTGTATTGCCGAGGGTTGTTCTCGTTGGATGACCTGAAAAGGTCGTTCCCCTCATGGGCAGTACAATCCAGTTCTTTTCAACTGGCACGTTAAAGTCTTTCTTTGTCAATAAGGGTCGTAACTTACTCACGTGCTTGGGATCCATTTTTGGTCCATTGATCCCTTCCAGTCTAGTGAACATCAGTGCATCAGTACTCTTCGCATCTCTGATGAGATTTGCGGCTTGTTTATCTGGGTGTTCGAACCCGTTCAATTCCATCGAACGGACGACAAATGGTTTCATTATATCCCAGAAAGGATTATCGACCACTTTCATTAGAGACCAGTGCTGACTTGAATCAAACGCCGAACCGTCTATTGAGATAGACCTCTGATTCGTTTCTACGTTGTCTTTTAACACATTCATCAGCTCTGTCTTTGATAATCCTTGAATAAAACCAGGCAAGATCCTTTTCACAATCTTCCAACATAAAGACTGGAAATACGTTAAGTATCCACAAGTCGTCTTGTCTGGTACAGAGATATTCCGAGCTCTGTTATCGGTGTTTATGAGATGCCCGTAGGTGTCTTTTTCCAACTGAGAAGTTGAGTGTACTTCCCCTGATTTGACCATTGTGGTAAAGACTCCAACGAATTTCTTTAGAATACCTGATTTCTGCTGAACGATCGTTTCGTAGTACTTAGCTTTCTTCGTCACTGACCAGTCTTTGTGTGAGTCGATCCATTCCTCGAAAGGTTGAATCTCCATGTCAGCGTTCTCTACGTGTTGCTTAAAGTACCCCCAGAAACGAGTTCACATCTCTGAAAATTTCTTGAGATTGTCGGGCTCAGGCCATATTCTACATGCCAGTTGTCGCATGTATATAGCTGAGATTGCATTGAGCTTGCTGCGAGCTGCGAATTCATACTCTATAAGAGTGCTTCCTAGCTCCTGGTTCGTCCAGCCGGTTTTTGACATTAACTTCCCGGTTTCAACTTGCTCAAATCTGTTTTCCTCGACATACTCCTTCACTCTATCCGTCAACTTGGCGACATACCCTTGTCAGCCATCTTGTATTAGATCGGAGAGCGGTGCACAGATGTCATCTCCTCTGAGAGACTTGATCTGATAGTAACCTTGACTTTCGATAGCGATAGTCTTGATTCCATCCATCTTTAAATTGTGCTTTTTCAACTCTTTAGCGTGTTCAAGAAGGGCTTCAGAGACGCCTTCTTTCAATGTGCCGTGTACTACTGCTGAGGTAGCGTCACCTATTTCCTCGGAGAGTCGACATGCCGAGAATGTTGCACCATAGATGATCTTAGACTCCACAACTCCATCTCCTCTGAATTTCTCCAGTTGCTGGTATGTTACTGAGCGTGGTTCGGAACCTTGAGTTCCCCACAGGAAGTTCGTGATCTTTGGAAATTTCTTTCGCCAGAACCCTCCTGTGATGGTACCAATGTCTTTTACTCCAGAAAGCATCAAGACAAACTCTGTGCCAGAGTTTTCGTCATGAAAAGATTCAATTTTTTCCTTGTACCATTGACTGATTCGCTTGAACACCCCCATCGAGTTAATAAAAAGTTCATAAGGCATGTTCAAAGTGAATGGGTGAAATTTCCCCAGTGCATCGGGAAAATTTCGGTCGTAATAATCTCTCTGCGGATTGCCCTCGAATGATAAAGCATTGGGCATTGTGACGTTCCGTAAAGAAAGATACTCTGAAGTTACAACCGTTTTAAATTGAGAATACCAGCCGTAAGAAAACATTGCTTCAACATTCCCTACTATCACATTCGGGTGTTGATAATCTTCTCCGCTGCCATGCGTCCGCATTATGATTCTC